ATTGTGACAAAGATATCGACCTCGTTGTTAAAATCATGAATATCCTACAGGGCTCCCACTACATAAACCAGATGAAGCGTAGCCCTGTTGCCGAAAAATACGCCCGTGGATGGCTTGAGCGCGTTGAATTAAGTGTAAACAGAGCCGAAGAACACAAAACCTTTGTGAATTGTTTATGAAAAAAGGAAAATTGCACATGAATGACGTTGAAATAATGAATAATCTTGATGATAAAAGCTGGCGGCTTAATAATTTATATAAAATTCGCAACAGGTATTCCGCGATTCAGGATTTCAAAATGCTACCAGCCCAAAATATTCTTTTTAAAAGCATGTGCAATAGAAATCTAATCCTGAAAAGTCGCCAGTATGGCATAACCACGTTTATGATAATATCTATGGTAGATGATTGTCTATTTACACCAAACACGAAATGTTGTATTGTTCCATATCGGGGGGAGCAGGCACGGCACATTTTAAATGAGAATATCGCGTGTGCATATGAAAATCTTCCGGCAATTGTTCGGAAACTATATCCAATAAAAATTAAAACAAAAAATAGAATTACATTTAATAATGATTCGTTTTTAAATGTTTCTACGTTAATTCCGCCCAGCACTACATTTCAGCAAATATATGCTTCGGAATACGGATATCTTTGCCAGAAAGCGCCGAACCGTGCCATGAAAATGCAGACGGAGCTTAATTCCGCTGGTGAAAATTGTGTCGTAACAATTGATTCAAGCTGGAGAATTTTTGAATCTACTGGGGATTTTAATAACAAGTTATTAAAGTCTATTAACATCAAGCATGATGAATCGATCCATTCAAATAATGATTACAAACTTTTCTTTTTTGGTTGGATGGGCGCCCCTGATTGCGTGCTGGAAGAGGGCGCGGACGACGTTGTAATCTGTGAGCGCCTACAGAATTATTTCAAGGAAATAGAAGGCAGTTTGCACATAACGCTGTCGGTCGAGCAAAAGGCATGGTACGCACGAAAAGAGGACGCTTATGGCGTCGACATGAAACATGAGTTCCCATCCACCATGGAAGAAATGTATAATGTCTAACACCCCTAAAATTCCGGTTACGTCCGAACACCAAGAGCTTGTCGACCATTTCGCCGATAGGGATTGGCGAATAAATAATCTATACCAGATTGTCGACAAACAGTCCGTGGTGCGTATTTTTAAATGGCGCAAGGTCCAGCAAACATTTGACCGCCTCAAGTGGTTTTTAAATGTTATCCTCAAGAGCAGGCAACATGGCATAACAACATTTATGTGCGTGTTTTTGCTTGACATCTGCCTCTGGCGCCCGAACAAGGCCTGTGGTATTATCGCGCACAGAAAAGAAGATGCGCAGAATATTTTCAACAAAAAGATAATTTTTGCTTACGAGCACCTCCCCGATGTTGTAAAGAAAATGTGCCCGATACGGTCCCAGACAAAAACCAGTATAGACTTTGCCAATGGGTCGTCGATCTACGTTTCAACGTCTTTCCGCTCGGGGACAATACACTTTCTGCATATTTCAGAATACGGATATATCTGCTACAAGGCCCCTGAACGCGCCAAGGAAATACAAACTGGTGCGTTGAATGCTATTGCCGAAGGCATGTTTGTAACGATAGAGGCGACTGCCAAGGGGAAGCAAGGAAATTTCTACGATCTGTGTATTAGGGCCATGGGCAAACAGCTTGCGGGTGAAAAACTTACCAAGATGGATTACAAGTTTTTCTTTTTCGGGTGGACAGAAGACCCGGATTGCGTGTTGTCTGAGGGTGCAGAAGATGTAATAATCTGCGAACGCCTACAGGACTATTTTAAGGAAATAGAGAGCCAGCTACATATAAAACTTACTATTAATCAAAAAGCGTTTTATACCAAAAAAGAGGAATCCCAGGGCGATGAAATGAAACGTGAATTTCCTTCCACGGCAGAAGAGGCTTTTCAGGAGAGCCTTGAGGGCACGTTCTACTCACATCAATTCCTTTTCCTAAGAAATAACTCCCGTATTACTAAGGTTCCGCTGATAGCAAGCCAACTTGTGCATACGTGTTGGGATATGGGCGGAAACGACGAAACGGCTATATGGTTTTACCAAAAAATAGCGCATGGTGAATACCGGTTCATTGACTATTTCGCGTATAGCGGTGAAAAGGGGATGGGATATTTCTATGATAAGTTGGTGGAAAAGGGCTACCGATATGGGTATCACGTTCTTCCGCATGACGCCGCGCACAAGCATCAGGGTGACATATTGCGCGTTTCGTGCGCCGATATTTTAAGAGGATATAATATGAATATCCTTGTTTTGCCAAGAACAGACAGAATGGATGGCATAAGAACAACGAGAGATTTCATCCTGAATTGTTATTTTGACGCTGAACTTTGTGCCGACGGGCTGGACGCCGCCGAAGCGTACAGAAAAGAGTGGGATCAAAAGCGTGCGATATACCGTGATGTCCCGTATCATGGCCCAGAATCGAATGGCGCAGACGCACTAAGATATGGTGCTGTCTACGAAACCGCGTTACTCAAGAGCCCCCGTGAGGCGCGTCGTCGCATGATGGCTCCCGATGGTATTGTAAAAAAGATCGGTCAAGGGCAGGGTGGCGCTCGTCAGATTCATCCAAGGTCATTAAATCCGTCAGGCTATACTTGACAAGTATTTCGTCGGCATTAAGCATTAACACCTCGATAACCACATCTGGCCTAAACTTCAATATTCTCACAAGCTGTTCAGTTGGTTTTGGTACCCCCGTTTGTTTCCATTTGTAAAAAGTTGGCTTCGTTACCCCGAGAATCTTACAAAATCCAGCCGTATTATACCCAAAAAGCTCTTTTAATTGCACCAATTCCGCATAATCCATCGAAAAACCTCTCTTTGTGTAATATTCCACTGTAGACCACGTTATAAATTATACTAAAATATTAGTCAAAAGGCAACAAAATGCACCCTATTTTATAAGTCGTTTATTTACATGGGTGTACGCTCTTGACAAATCCCGTGTTTATTGTTACGCTATACTTAATTGATGAAATGTGCGTGGCTATTATACATAACCCGGGAAAATGAGCATGGTCCAGATACGAACTGTTCAGGAAATATACGACGGACAAGAGGAAGAAAAGCAGGCTGACGCGCAGATAAATAAAACTGCGGTGAACATGCTTAAACCCGCAGAAATCCAGTTGGCGTCGTATGTTCGCACATGTTTTGAGCAGGCCAGAGAGGCGCGCGACAATATACACGGGACAGGAAAAAAAAGTGTAACCGACCGAATGCTTGATTCTGCACGACAACGGCGCGGGGAATACAGTGAATCGAAGTTGGCTCATATCAAGGCGTTTGGGCACTCCGAAGTATTTATGAATGTTACCAATGTCAAGTGCAGAGCCGCGGAAAGTTGGCTCAGAGATATTCTTGGCGCCACGAAAGACGCGCCGTTTGTTATTGATCCCACGCCTATACCATCATTGCCACAAGACCTCTCTTCCGCAGTAACAGCCAAAGTTAAAGAAAAAATACTTACCGGTGGCGAACCGTTGTCATTTTCGCAAATATTTGAATTCCAAAAGCACCTCGAAGATTCTCTAAAAGCAGAAATGAAAGAAGAGGCCAAGGATCGTACTGCGAACATGACAACAAGGATAACTGATATTATCACCGAGGGCGGATGGAGAAACGCTCTCAACGATGTTATTCACGATATAGTCACATATCCGGCGGGTTTCCTCAAAGGCCCTATATTCAGGAAAAAGAAAAGAATACAATGGGTTCTTGCGGAAAGCGGGGAGATTAAAAGCAAAGTTGGTTATGATGTTGTCATGGAATTTGACAGGGTATCGCCATTTGATATGTACCCGTCACAGTTCGCAACAGGAATAAACGACGGATATCTTATACACAGACACAGACTTACGAGGCGCAAGCTATCTGAAATGCGGGGGTTGCCTGGATATAGAGACGATTTAATAGAAAAAGCTCTCGCGGAATACACGAATGGTATAAAACTAAACTGGCTATATCCGTTAGAGGATGAAGTTGAAAAAGCGGAAGAACACGACGACGGCGGATCGAAAGGAAGCGATGCCCGCATAGACGCTCTCGAATTTTGGGGCGACGTGTCAGGCAAGATGCTTCTTGAGTGGGGAATGTCGAAAGAGGTTATTAAAGACGAGGCCAAACAGTACCAAGTATGTGTATGGCTCGTGGGTCCCTATGTAATTAAGGCCATCTTAAACCCGCACCCGCTGGGGCACAGACCGTACCAGAAATCTTCATTTGAACGCAATGAGGTCAATTCTTTTTGGGGCCAAGGCGTACCGGAGCTTATGTCAGATGTACAGGATGTATGTAACGCTACCGCCCGTTCCCTCATAAACAATATGGCTTTTGCCTCGGGACCGCAGGTCGCAGTGGATGTTAATAACATTGACCCGGCCTCTGATTACACGAATTTATATCCGATGAAAATATGGCTCACTGATTCCGGGCAGGAATTAGGGCAGAGCGGGACAAAAGGAAAGCCAGTCGACTTCTTCCAACCGGACCCAATGGCGGGGATGTTGCTCACTGTTTTTGAGTCTTTCTCTAAATATGCGGAAGAATATACCGGCATTCCATCGTACACATATGGTATGTCAAACGCTGGGGGGGCGGCGAGGGCTCTCGCTGATTATGAAAAGATTTGGACATCAGAGGGTGCGGTAGAAATAGGTGATATCAAAAAAGGCTGTCTTGTCAATAATACTTACGGCTCTTTCTCCAAGGTAACTGGCGTTTATCCGCAAGGCGAACGTCCTATTTACAGGATGAAATTCAGTAATGGCGAGCATGTCGACTGTGATCTCGAACACCGTTGGTCAGTTAGAACGCACCACGGGAGAAAATTTAGAACACTCACTACGGCAGAAATAATAGAAAAAGGCGTTTTAAGAAAGACGAAAAAGAACAAGAAAAACCCCAGTGGACATAGGCCAAAATGGATGCTCCCTATGGTAGATGCCGTAGAGTTTGGCACGAAGAATATCAAGATAGACCCATATACAATGGGGGTATTGCTTGGTGATGGAGACGCTCGCTGTAGAGTTACAAGCGGAGAAAAAGAAATATTCGATAGAATTCCATATGACCTCGGGAAGATTGACGAAAAAGAAAAAAACAAATCTTATGCCCGCACCATTAAAGGAATAAAGGGCGCTTATCATTCTTATGGCTTGAATTGCAAATCCATAAATAAGTTTATCCCCAAAGATTACCTGTTCAACTCGAAAGAAATTAGATTGGAATTGCTTCGAGGAATGATGGATACGGATGGGTGTAGCGACAAAAAAGGCAGGACATTTTATTCAAGCTCTTCTTATGAGCTAATAAAAGATTTTAAAAAACTTGTGATGTCGCTCGGGGCCAACGCGAAGAGTATTTGCGAGGAAGATGCCGGCGAGTTTGAGATATTGGGCAGAACGTGTAGCCGCCAGAAAAACTACAGGATCACATTTTATTTGCCTGACGAGGATGTATTCCATCTGGGGCGCAAACAAAAAAGAGCCATAAAAAATAGAACCAAAATGTATGTATATATAACTGACATAGAATATCTGAATAACCATCGCGCAACGTGTATAACTGTTGACGCCAAAGACAAACTCTTCCTTTGCGAAAACTTTATTCCCACACACAATACGGCCTCGGGCCTTAGTATGCTCATCACCGCCGCGGGTAAAGTTATCAAGTCTGTCATGGCGAATATTGACAGATTTCTTATTGCTGAATCCGTCACGCGGGTATGGGAATATCTCATGCTGTTTGATGAAGACCAGAGCATTAAGGGCGACGCCCAGATTATTGCACGGGGATCGAGCGCATTACTCGCTAAAGAAGCGTTACAAATCCGTCGCCAAGAGTTCTTGCAACTTACAAACAACCCGATAGACAATGTTATCGTCGGGATCAAGGGGCGTGCCGAAATACTACGCGAAGTCATGAAAACGCTTGACATCGATGTTGACGCCGTAATACCTGATATAGACCTTGTGTTGGCGCGAGAAGAGCAATTCAATATGATAAACGCGGGACAGCCCAATGGGCCGCAAGCCGCCCCTGGCGCGGAGACCACTGATCTTGCCGGTAATAAGGCACAGGGCGCGAATAGCGCCGTGTTCGCCCAAGGAAGAACTTAATTAAGATGGGCAGAAAAATAAGAATTCCAAAAGGCGCTTTAGGTGATCCGCCGCCCGAGGTTAAGGGCGCGTTGAAGATATTACAGAATAACCGCGAATTTAACACCTTTATGAAGTGGGTTGAAGAGCAAAAGGAATTACAGGAAATGAAAAATACCTACATCGAAGAGGAAGTACCACTGCGTATGGGGCAAGGCAGATGTCAATTTGCCGATGCACTCATTCTAACCCGAGATCGCGCCGTAAATGGCGGATAGCAGAACAGGAGAAATATCATGTTTTGGAGAAACAACGCAAGAATCAAAAACCTAACGGTTGAAAATCTTATCGGGAGTTTCAGTAATCCCGGTGGCGGAACTGACTTCTGGCTCGACCCGACGAACGGCAACGATTCAAATAACGGATTCTCGCGCAAACGTGCATTCAAGACTTTTGCCGTCGCCTATGCCGCGCTGACAGATGGCAAGAACGACCGCCTGTTTTACATCGCTGGCGAGGAATCGATATCTCTGGCAACAGGGATTACGTGGGCCAAGAGCTACACGCACTTCATCGGCGTATGTTCTCCCGTTGGTGTCGGAAACCGAGCAAGATTTTTCGCGGGTGCCGCACTTGCTACATTGGTGACAATTTCTGGCTCCGGTTGTGTTTTTTCCAACCTTTCGTTCTTCAACGGTTACGCTGATGTCGCCGCGCTCGGCGCAGTCAAGGTGACTGGCGGAAGAAACTATTTCGATAACGTTCGTATCGCCGGAATGGGCAGCACTACGCAGGATGTAGCAAACGCCTACTCGCTGGAACTCAACGCCGCAGAAGAGAACGTATTCAAGAACTGCGTTATCGGTCTTGATACCATCGACCGCGGAGCCGCGACAAACTCTGAAATCCGCTTCGATACGGGCTCCTCAAGAAACACGTTCGAGGATTGCTTTATTTACGCCCTTATCAATGCGAATACTCACGTTCTCGCTCTCGTTGTTGATGCCGCAGGCGTCGACAGGTACACGCGATTCAAAAACTGTGAATTCATGTCACTGTCAGGAAACAACGCTATCCCGATGTTATCAGCGTTCACCCTCCCCACATCAATGACAACGGCTTACATTACGCTCGACAACCGTTGCACCGCTGTTGATATCGCGGACTGGGAAGTAAACAACAGAGGCAAAGTATACACGGCATCCCCTGACGCCGGAACCGCAGGAACAGGTTGCGGTATTAGCCAGGTAATATAAGTAGGCAACACGGAATAGCATTATAACCTTAGAGAACACCTTATGTGCGGCTCACATCGAGTGAAGACCGCGTAAGGCTCTCGAAATCGAGGTAAAGTAAAATGGCAGGGACGCAAATCGAGAAAGAAGAGGAAAGAGTGGCGGCAATTGAAAAAGAAATCGCGGATTCACAAAATCCTGACGGTGGAAACAATGACGCGCCCGCGGTAGTTGATCCCGGCACGACACCGGTAGATGCCGCCGTATCCGTCGAAACTCCGGCCGTAGCTGTAGCCACAGTGGAACAGCCTGCACCGATTATCGACGTTGCAAATAATGTCGAAACCTTACAGCAGAATTACAGCGTGCTACAAGGGAAATATGACGCCGAGGTTCCGAGATTAAACAAAGAAAATCAATTACTTGTCGACCAGGTAACATCATTAAGGGAGTCCGTGGCTGGTTACGCAGAACGCGCGAATGTTCCGCCACAAGAAGTCGTTCCCGATGCCGTTGTTGCGCCGCAAGAGCCAGTTGAATTCACACCAGAGGAAATCGATGGATGGGGACAAGACGGTATTAATTTTGCGGTAAAAGCGGCTGAATCAGTGGTGGCGCCCATGAGACAAGAATTAAGCCAATTAAAAACTATGATTGAGAATATCACCGGCAGGATTGAAGATGTGGCGACGGAACAAGTTTCTGCATCCAACAGTCGGGTCGAAGACGTTCTCAACACAAAATTGCCCGGATGGGAAGTAACACTCGAAAATCCGGCATTTAGAAGTTGGGCGGACAACACCTATGTTCCCCTGACGCAAACAACTTATTGGCAATCAATAGGGATCGCATCGGGCAACGAAAACGCGGAAGACATTGTAAACGTTATAAAGGCATATAACGCTTTTCTGGGCGCATCGAGCCCTGCCGCGGCAGACCCTATTTCACAGCAAGCACCGAATCCAAGCGAATCACCGGTGAATAGCCTCATCGAACCCGACCGAGCAGTTGACGGTCAGGAAGTGGTAGCAAACACCGACGAAGAGCCTATTTCATCCGCTATGGTCGCTGATACGTATGACAAGGCGAGACGGAACGAAATCACGCCAGAAGCATTAAAAGCATTTGAAATGAAAATGATACGCGCCCAGAAAAACGGAACATTTTCCTATTAATCCAACGCAAGGCGGATATTGGATATATTTTTCGGGGCTTTACAATCATTAACCCCAAGGAGGAAAGACCATGGGTTATCCTGTAGCCGCCGGCCGTCCAGACTATTCCGGTATATTTATTCCCGAATATTGGAGCGGCAAATTCAACATCAAGTTTTATAAGTACACGGTGTTGGCGCAGATCGCCAACACAAACTGGGAAGGCGAAATCAAAAAAGACGGTGATACCGTTCATATTCGTCAGATTCCCACGGTCCAGAACTATGCTTACACAAAGGGCCAGACTCTCGGCGTCGATACGCTGACTGAGCCTCTCGTCGATTTAGTTGTCGACCAAGGGCGTTATTTCAGTTTCCTTATCGATGATGTCGACAAGTACCAGATGGATCAGGACTTGATGGATAAATGGTCTGATGCCGCGGCAAAAGACATGAAAGTAACCATCGACCGTCTCGTTCTCTCCGGTACTTACGGCGGCGCATCTGCCGATAACGTTGGCTCATCTGCTGGCGTGGAGTCGTCCTCGTACAACATGGGCGTTGCCGGTACACCTATTGCTCTCAATGAGGACAATGTGGTGGATTATCTCGTAGACGCCGGTTCTGTTCTCGATGAGCAGAATATCCCTGACGAAGACCGCTGGTGCGTTCTTCCCGTATGGCTTTGCAACAAAATCAAGAAAAGCGATCTGAAAGATGCGTCGCTTTCCGGTGATGCAAAGTCAATGCTGAGAACCGGGCTTATCGGTGAAATCGACCGTTTCAAAATTTACAGGTCGAACAGCGTTCCGACGACAACCGATACCGTCACAACGTATTACTGCATGTGCGGCCATATAAGCGCGTTGACATTCGCGGCTCAAATGACCGAAATGCGGTCGCTCGTTGCCGAGAGCACATTCGGAACCAAGGTACAGGGCCTAAACGTTTACGGCTACAAGGTCGTAAAACCGGAAGCGCTGACGTACATTTATGCTAAGAACAGCGCATAAGTGATCCGCTAACCCATAATTCGTAAACAAGGAGTAATATGTCATGGCCGCAGACCTTGATGTAACAGTTGGCGGAAACACGGCACTTTCCGAAAACCAACGGGCAGCTACCTACAAAATCCAGAAGTATGTGGATGTAGCCGCAATTATCGCCGCAGATGCGGGGGCAGACCTTGCCTCTGCAACCAAAATCACAGCCGCAGAAAATATCGCGGTAATTGACATCCCGATTTATACATGGGTGCAAATGGCCGTGTGCCAGATTATCGAAGCCGCTACAGGGACCGCCACTATCGATATTGGTGACGGCGACGATGTAGAAGGCTGGGAGGCCGCGGTAGATATTACCGCCGCCGCAGGTACGGTGACGTACAGCAACAACGATGGAGATGCTTTCTCTCTGCAAATCGCCAGCGGAAAGGTTTATGGTTCCGCCGCCGATCAGTTGGACATTCTGTTCAACAACGATACAACCAACGGTAAGTTCCTTATTACCCTGGTTTGTGTCGACCTGTCCTGTCCTCAGTATGATGTAAACTAAGGGCATAAGCAGATATAAATATTGTGACGGGGTTCTAATCAAAACGGGCCCCGTCACACCAAACAAGGAATAGCTTAAAATGAACATGAATCCCAAGTATGACGGAGAAGCCGTGGCAAGAACAGCCGGTGTTGTTTTTAAAGAAAACATGAGTTATATGAGGAACGTTGCTACAGGGGTTGTTTTCCCATTTCAGGTAGAGGCGATGAAGGGTTCCGATATGGTCCCTTTTTATCCGTTCGCTACAGCTAAAGCTCCGAAAACGCCAAATTTCAGCAAAATGTCAGAGGCAGAGATTGTCGCGTGGGCCAGAAACCAGAAGACAGCGGACACGCCAACGGCTCCGATAGAGACACCGGCGGAAGCAAAACCTTCCAATGTCCCGCCAGAAGTAATTGCGCTCGCCAGCGCCGTTGATATCGAAGGCTCTGGAGATGCGGACAACACGCCATCTGAGCTCAGCGTCCCGAATTTCGCCACCAAATCCAAGGTGTTTATTGTGGAGTGGGCAAAGGACAATTTACAGCTTGAAGTCGATGTCACCAGTACGAAAGTAGCAATGCTCGTTGACGTAAGAGCAGAATTAGCCAAATCAGGACTGTAAACGCACCATTTAAAATGGTATCGCAATGACTTTTTTAGAACTACAAAATAGCGCACGCAATGTATTGCGTTCTTACGGCCAGATACGGTTTTCTGATGCAGAATTAAAGTCAGAAATCAATATTGGCTATAAAGAATTTGTTCGGATGTCGCATATCCTGTGGAAGCAGGCTACGCTTGACATCGTGGCAGATACCGCCACGTATGACGTTCCCTCCGATTTGGCCTTTTTATATCGCATGGAATGGGACGGCAAAAAAATAGAGCCTATTACCGTGGAACAAATGGATCGGCTCCATGGCAATGATTGGCGGACAGCGACAAGTTCTGGTGTCCAGAACGCGCTTATGGATCACGAATCGCCGGGAAAGTTGCGCGTATACCCTATTTTGAGTGACGACGACTATGATGGCGAACTTTCCATTGATTACGTATATATGCCGACCGACATGACTGTAGATGGTGACGAACCTGACTTTTCAGCGGTTTACCATCTTGCGCTTGTGCATTATGCTGTGAGCGTTCTGCAAATGAAAGAAGTGCAGTCAGCACAGCGGCCGGCAATATCCCGACAATTCCACTACCCAGAATTTATGAAATACGTGAACAGGGCAAAAGTAAGTACCGTGACCGGCGTAATTATTAATAGAAGCCCGCATGTTATACTGCGCCCCTTTATTTAATAGGAGGATAACACCATGGGAAGTAAAGAATTGCCAATAGAATTTTTGAAAGTGGACAAAGACACTGACGCCATGGGGTTCACCCAGCGCGGAGTTGTTGTCCGCAAAAAAGGCGAGGGCCGGAAACCAGACACCTATAAATTTTTGCCGTGTGCGAAATTGGATGTGGCAATGTGCGATGGCAAGCCCGGGCCCGTTAAAATTATCAGATAACGAAACGGAGACACATTATGGCAGGATGGCCAGCAATGGACGATACAGAGCTCACGGCACAGGTCAGGGAGCTATATAATGAACCAACGGCGTTGACGGTGACCGACACGGAAATTGCTGAGTGGTGCGATTTGGCCGCGCAGGAATTAAGCAACCTTGGAAACGCCTATCAGTATGACAGCGATTACATAACGTTGGTTGCGGCCCAAACAAAATATGCCGCGCCCACGCAAAACGGGATAGTCGCGGTACTTTATATCGCAGGCGCCGCCGCCGCAATCGCAACCCCGGGTAACGGCGGATATGCTCTGACAAAGATGCACCCACGCCAGTTTTTCCATCTTCAAGACGATACCGCAGGGGCGCCGGTGTACTGGACCTATTTTAAAGACTATATTTATGTGTGGCCAAAGCCGACAACAACAATAGGAAACGCGAGTTTTATTTGCCAGTTGCTAACATATAAGCCGCTGGAAGACACGCCGACAACGCTTATCACGGCATGGCAACATCTTCCCATTTATTACGCCTTGGCAAAATGCTTTGAAAAAGATGGAAAGCCTGCTCAATATAATCACTATATGAGCGTTTTCCACAACATTGTGTCTTTCTTGCGGCAGGCAATAGAGAGCTACCAGACGCCGGACGGTAGTGAAGAAATGCAATTAGCGGATTACACTCAGTTCAATTAACCTAAAAGGGAATCGATATCATGGCATCTTATACAAGAACAGAAGCAATCGCCGCGGTGCGGAGCCTCTTGAGGGAACCGACGGCGCGAGTATTCTCCAACAACCAGATAGGCTGGTGGGTTGATATAGGCACAAGAATGGCGTCTCAGCTTGCGTTTGCCTATGAGGTAGATGAAGAAGAAACCCTGCTATTGAACACGGTTAGTTATGCCTTGGGCTCGGTGTCGGACTTTATTTCTGTAGAATCGGTTGTTTATCTCTCTGCGGGAACCGTAGAAAAAGGCTTGCAGAGAATACGCCCGCAAGGCTACGGGCATGTGGCGCCAAAAACAACTGGCGATCCAAGATTTTACTTCTACTGGGCCGGTAAGATTTATATTTACCCATGCCCAAGTTCCGTCGAGGTTTCTGCCGGAGCAAAAATAAGGGTACATGGCTATGCGGCCGCGTTGGAATATGGCGGCGCTGGATCAGAGGCGTTGCCGGATGCAGTGCAATACCAAACCGTTCTTTTCGCGTTGAGCCACGCCTATACGAAGCTCGGGAAACACCGAATGGCCGCAATGAAAATGCAGGAAGCTATGAACAAGTGCTATGCTTGGTTTAGACAGGTGCATTCACTCAACGAACTCGCTGACAGTCAAGATATGGTCAAGCTACCCGA